ATTCTATCTTTCTAAAAAAAACTTGTTTAACTGTTTACTTGTTCAAACTGTTTTTTTATTTGTTGACGTAAACCAGTTAAATGTCTCCTTATTATTTATTTGTATCGATATGCGCTCTAACGAAATCAAGTCCCTAGTTTATACTACATTACAAGATTCCATAAAAATGTCCGTGTTCTCGTTTATGAAAACCAACAACCCGATTCTAGACACGATTCTATCTACCATTTTTATAAGCACAATGACATACATATTCGGCTATGTTTATTATAAAGAGTGGAACATACACCAAGGAATCCATATAGGTGAAACCATAAAAGGCGTTTTTTACAGAAAATACAAAGTGAGTTATGAGGGAAAACACTCGTTCGCCATTTCGAAATTCGATAATCTACCAACGATCACATCCTGTTTTTCCGACTCCTTCAAAGCCATATTCTACGATATTGTTCAAAACATGGAGAAAAATAAAGACGTCTATGACATTCAAGAATACATTACATGCAAACAGTATAATAGTGACATTGAATCCGACATGTATATACTCAAACAATCAACGCCTATCTTATATAACAACGACCTTCAAATTTATGCGATTACCGAATTCCAGATGGACGATGAAAAAGACGACAAAAAAAACTGTTCGTTAAAAACAGAAAAAATAACAATCACCCTATATTCCTACAAAAATGATACATACGCGATTCGAAATTATGTAGAAACGGTAAAACAAAACTATATGAAATCCATTGAGGACGCCCGGCACAAAAAAAGATTTATTTATACATTGAAAAAGGTCGAGTATGAAATAAAGACATGTGAATGTTGGGATGAATATCCATTTGAAAGCACACGCACCTTTGAGAACATGTTTTTCGAACGAAAACCGGATATTCTCTCGAAAATCGATTTTTTCATGCACAACAAAGACTGGTATTACAAAAACGGGATTCCATATACCCTTGGCATTGGGTTACATGGGCCACCAGGAACTGGAAAAACGTCATTTTTCAAGAGTCTTGCGAACTATACAGGCCGACACGTTGTCATACTTTCACTGAAAGTCATCAAAACAAAGACACAACTTGAATCATTTTTTTACGAAAGTCGGTATAACGAAAAAAACAAGACGAACAGTATGGGATTCGATAAAAAAATCATTGTTCTAGAAGATATTGATTGTATCGGCGATATCATATTGAAGCGAGATAAAACATTGAAAAAGAAGAAAGCGCAAATAGAACGCATGGACACTGTGGGCTCGGTTCTCCAAAAAATAATGGAGAATGAATCCACATCATCCGATATATCCACTTGTGCTACAAGTGCTGTGATTGATGACCCAATTACGTTAGATGACATATTGAATTTATGGGACGGATTGAAAGAAACGCCTGGCCGAATACTTGGAATAAGTAGCAATCATTATGATAAATTGGACCCTGCTCTCATTCGCCCGGGACGCATTGATATGACATTGCATCTCGACAATTGTAGCCATACCATTGTCCAAGAAATGTATTTGCATTATTATAAGCAGGACCTTTCCGACAAACTCGTGAAAAAAATAAAGGATCGTTTTTATTCCCCCGCTGAAATCATAAACTGCTATATTTTACATAAAGATGACCCCTGTGCATTTTTGGCCCGACTGTCGAAAAATCAAAAGTTTTAGCGGGGCTATATAATTGGGTAAATCCCTACGCATCGCGCGAAATTGGCACCAAATATTTCGCGATCCAGGTGCCGAATATCAACCACATGGCGTTGATACTATTTCCTCCTTGATGAATTACCCAGCGCAATGCTTGACAATGTTGTGATGTTGCAATGAAGGGCGATGCTAGAAACCCTAGAATAGATGCCGGCACACATAAATAGATGTAGAAATGCGATGCTCCGTAATGAATTATGATCCAGGCGATATAAATGCCAAACGCTGTCACAAATATGCGCAAAGATTCCTTAAGTTTTAGATCGCCCAGAAATGTATAGATTTTTGACACTATCACATGCATGATTGATATTTTAGATTCAAAAATATCAATAAGGTTCAATTTTTTACGCCTTCATCGGCAACGTTGCCCTTAAATCTCCACTGAGACGCCTTTCGGGCGTCCCATTATAAACATTCAAGGGTGTACGACCATAATATGTGTTTACATAGATTTACCGTTCCGGGTGCAGTTGCGGCATCTATAGATTCCAATTTGTTTTGTAACCATCCAAATTCATAGTCTTTTTCATCATCATCTTCGTAAAATGCGATCATTACCATGGTGATGTCTTTGTCCATATCTTTTTTGTCGAAGTGATACGTGAATTCGACTTGATTCGCATGATTTCGAACATGGTCTTCGTGAAATGTCCACCCGAAATCCAATATCCAAACGAAAGGATTTTGAATAAGACCCTCTTCTTCCTGTTTTCTCCGGGTAAAGTCCTCCTTCTTTTTCCCCAAATGGAAATTATAGTGGTGTGAATGGTGTCCTGCATGATATTCTAACAATGCGTGAAACGTCAATGTGGTTTGGTTCGACAACGAAATAGGTTCTCCACATTCGTCCAAAAATAAACACAATACTTTACGAATGAGCCGGCCATCTTCGTTGTGGGAGATGTCCCTGTCCAAATTCATCGTTGTTTTATGTTCATGTGCGGGGACATTTATTTCGGAAACGGAATAATTACAACTGCATTTTGGCATTTACACTATTGCATTTACAGTAGTATAATATTAAAAAATATACGAATATTTTTACGCATTGACATTAGACCGATCGCATTTCGATTTTATCCGAAAAGCAAAGTGTTTTACAAGCATACGCCTTCCCAATATCTCGCAGACAATTATTTACATATACAACAATCACGTTTATTTCGTCCAATATGGGAAGAATATCGTCCAACGGATCGACATTCGTCAACCGCGTTTGAAACCGAAACACAATTTCCGTAATGGTATTCGAAAGCACTTCCAACACGTGATAAATTTCCTGATTTTTATTGTATTTCTTTTCATTTCTTTGAAGCGTAGTTTTAAAGTCATCTTCAGATACATTATTTAACATGTACTGGACTCTCAATTCTTCATTTCTTTGAACTCGGTCCACCGGCGCATATCTTGTCAAAACAGTCAACCGCAAATGAATCGTATTTCGAATAAGTATAGTTAAAAGATCAATCGACGAATTGCATTTTGGGTGAGTTGTGTAGTTTTCCGTAAGCAAACTGCGTATGTTTATGTATACACGATGCGTCAGGTCCTGTTGACAAGGGATGTCACCCGGATTGCGGGGAATAGCATTGCCGTTTCTACGAAGCCATTCGAAATAGTGTGGGTTATGGACAACTTGTTCCACGCGTCCTGTTCGCCAATTGAACGCCGTATGGCATTGTGTGCACCACATTTGATCGCAATTTCTTGCTACTGTATAATCTCCTAACAAAAACCTCTTGTTTTTATCTACTTCCCATCCATAATACTTTCCCCTGCCTAGTTTTACCACGTGAATAGACGTCATTGATGCGCCCACGCACAAATGTGAAAAGGGGTTTCCTGTTTTGGCGATAATGGATTGTATTTCATCCAAGTTCTCGGATTTATACCCCGAGAGCATGCGTTTGTCGATGTGGCTTAAATTCATGTAATCATCCACCGCAATCTCAACCACTTCCTCTGAATCAAATGCCTCATGTAATTCATCACTTATTTCTTCACATGCAGGTCCATATTTTAACGCCAATTTGTGCTTACTGCTTACAATATAGTTTTCCGCCTCATCTTGTTGGACTTCATACAAAACATCCTCGCCGGTTACAGTGCGTTGCACTCGACGAGGCCTTCCGTCGTCGCCAATAAGAATATCCCCAACAACAATATCTTGTGACATTTTCGTTTCTCTGCTCCAAAGTAAAATCGGCACATTTTCACCAAAACAACCGTCAATTTTGAAAATACCCGTTCTGCAATTTGGACAAGGCTTCGTGTCATTCGATAATAGTCTCGCGGTGGCTAATGTATCTGGATTGCAGACATGTTCCACATCTCGCGTAAATCCCTTGACTTCATGGCAATCCGGACAAGACCATTTTTCACATACGCCACACTTCCATTGTGTGCTTAAATATCCACGGCATTCTGGGTCTGGACATGCGCGAACAAACTCGGCGCGCTCGGCATTACGCACTCTCCCAACCTCATATTGTCTGCGCATAATATCGTTTCGTTCACGCACCATTATGGTTATGCGTTTTTGCAATTCGTCAACCTGATCTTGATATCTTCGGCGTTGTATTACATTTTCAACAAGAGGTTGCGTTGCGGGCATGAGCGCGCGTTCTTGTTCGAAAAGCACATGTTCACGTCGATCTCTTAATTTTTTATTAATAAATGTGGCAGGAAACAGTTCGCGAACATGTTGTCTGGTCCATTCTCTACCACACGTCGTATTCATACATTTTACTGCAGTTTCCCCTAAAATATATGTTTCGCAACAGGTTCGACAGGCATCGAACTCGCAATAGGGGCATTTTATAGTACGACGCGTGGTTTTGTTTACGGAATAGTCGCAAATTTGACAAACGGTCGTCATTTATAGGTCTGGATACAAACTTTGAATCGATACAAACGCGAATCAATTTTCTCAAAAAATCGTGGAAAAAATTGACTAAACACCAGGCTTGACCTGGTGCATACGAAATTGCGTATCCCACTGTTTCAATAATTCCAGTGGAATGTCTGGCAAATCGGGGTGGGCTTCCCATAGATATCTACAAAATGCCCATTGCAAGCGATAGGTTTCGGGATACAAGTCTTCGTAGTTCGTGGTCAAAAACGCCTCTATTTTTTTGGGAAGCAAATTCAAATCTTTCGCAGGCAAGACATAAGCCAGTTGTGTTTGTGGCAAAAACGATGCATTGGTCTTTGCGCGTTCTTGAATAAAATTCATCTCAAAATGGGGGACGTAGTTACGCAAGTCTGAAAAAAGCGGGGGATAATGATAATTGTATTTCCAATGCCAATCTGGGCAATGGGATGTATAGTATGCAAATACCCATTCGAGTCCTTCCATGTAGTTCACACAAACCTTTTTTATCGTATCTGGCGTTTTTTCAACATGAAACAATGTTTTGTAATAGCGCTCTTCCCAATAGGGTTCGTCTGGACAAATATACTTTTCTTGTTGGCGATAAATCACGGGTGCATTCAACAATAGGTCCTCCTTTTCCACATCTGTTGTTTCCGGCCAACGGCGTTTATCAAACTTATTTCGCACGTCATACTCCTGTTTCAGGAATTCACGTTCCGACTTTGCAATTTGTTCCACAAATAGGCCGACATTTTTCCATTGTATTTTACCGCTTTCTTT